GGCTAACGATCAGGGTGCATATGTGAAAGTCGTATATTCGTATACTTACACATCATTAAATAGTAAGAACAAACTAACCCTGCAAATTAAATACAAAAAAACAACAGCATCGAGCTATACGGTTTTTAACGTATATACAGATGCTATCGCAAGCCCAAAGGTAGATAATTCGTCATATATATTCAAAGCTGATACAGGCTCCTCGTATAACGTACAAGTGTATATGAAGGATGACTTTAAGAACATAACTAGAAGCACCAGTGTCTCAACGGGTTTCACTTTGATGCATTGGAAGGCAAACGGTAGAGGAATGGCTGTCGGTAAAGTTTCAGAAAAAGATGACACGTTTGAAATGGGAATGAAGCTATGGTCAAAATATGGACACGTAGTAGTATCTCCAGTGTCATTACCTAGTAATCAGGATTTAAACGAACTACTTGATTATGGTTATTATATCATTCCGAATACAACTGTCGGTCCGACCATTACTAATAAACCTGATTTATCAACTACTGCCACCGCATTGATTGAAGTGCTCCCAGGCGGTGATGGTATGCAGCTTATACAACGATTTACACAGTGTGATAAAGACGATCAGTACGTTTGGCAAAGATGTTATTATACATCAGTGTGGGGTGGCTGGCAGATGATTTGTGGTGGGATGAAGAAAATCACATTTACCCCAAGTACAAATATATCATTCACTCGATATTGCGTGTCTCGTTTTGGCGATATTGTCACCATGTATGCTACTTTGAAAAGTAGTGCAGCCATAAATAAAGGAGTAAGTACTCAGTTCGGAAGTATTCCTGCGACGTTTGCCCCTAATAATTCAGTAGCAACCACTGGTATTCAGGGATCCACTGACACTTGTGTATGTTGGATTAAGAATGACGGGACTATTTGGGTCAGACCTGGGGCAGCTTACTCCGCAAACTCTGTAATAGAGTTTAATCTGACATGGAACATTACAGCACCATTTATAACACCTTAAGGAGGAACTTCAAAATGGATTTTTCATTAGTTACTAATAACTTTGTTTTCATTGTAATGCTCGCTTGTCTGGTGGTAGGTTATATCATCAAGCATGCGAGTTTTTTAAAGTGGATTAAAAATGATGATATTCCAGTAATCCTGGCAGTCATCGGAGCGATTCTTAACACAATTGTAGGAGGTATATCTGTCGAATCTATCGTCTATGGAGCAGTTATGGGTCTTGCTTCTACTGGTCTCCATCAGTCGTTCAAGAACTTCATAGACGGAAAGGATAGTTAAAGATGGATATATCTAACCTACTGACAAAATATACAGGAGGATGGATAGGGGTGGTGCTTATTGTGCTCACCCTTATTCAAATAACACCTATAAAAATAAATCCGTGGTCATACCTTGCGAAAAAAATAGGAAGAGCTATCAACGGTGAAGTTATAACGAAAGTTGATCGGCTTAACGACGATCTTCAGGATTTGAGAGATGTATGTGATGAACGAGAAGCAGATTCATGCAGAACTAGAATTCTTCGTTTCAACGACGAATTATTACATCAAGTCCAACATACAAAAGAGCACTTCGATCAAATTTTGCTAGATATATCTTATTATGAAACATATTGCAATGACCACCCAAATTACAAGAATAATATAGCAAACATGGCTATTGATCGTATAAAAAATACATATACATCGTGCGGTAACGATGGTACGTTTCTGTAGTTTCGCGTAGAAAACAGACCATATTATGAGAGAAAGAAGTTATTAAATGACTATTGGAGATTGGCGTAGTGCAATCCCATGTGGGAAGTATGTAATAGGACTTAGCAGTTTAATAACGAGCTACACATTCTCTCTTTTTTTTCGCGTGAAAAACGCATCCTTTTATGGAATGATATAATCATTTAATATTTTTAGGAGGTATTTACTATGTGTGAATTTGGTGCCAATATGAGGGTAGCTGAAATTAAGGGTATTTTATCAGCGTTAGAGGACAAAATATATAAAGTTAAGCGTAATTTAGCTTTCGACAATATTGATAATCTAACTATTGATATACCCGAGATGAGAATGATGCTCGATAGAATTGAGGCAAAGGTTGACGAAGTAGAAAACGACAAAGAAGAAAACGACGATTATATTTAAACAAAAAGAGACTCTGTCAAACGACAGGGCCTCTTCTTTTTATTTCAAAACAGATTGCTATAACGCCATCGGTATCATGTATATCCCCATGAATGAGGTTTTAAATGATGCCTAAATTAATCACACTTGAGCTTGATTCTTATTTTATATGGCGGGGTGTAATATCGCAAACCTTTAGAAGCTTCCATTCCGTACTTAGCAGCATTGTCTTTTGATATTCTAACAATTGGATCTCGTTCGTACTCTATCTTATCAATGATCGCACGAAGGTATTGATTCTTTGTTTTAGCGTCTAATTCTTTATCTTCTAAGACTCTTAAAGCATCCGTTGTCTTTACGAGTTCCTCACGATAATCTATGTGTTTAGGAACAGAATCCTTGGCTTTAGCAAGAGCTTTATTTACTTCGTCTTTCTCAGCAAGGACTTTTTTATTTAACTTTTCGAATATATGAGGGGGAAGCCTCTTACTATGATCCGGATCATATTGTGCTTCCCATTGTTCCAATTCTTTCTTTTCAAGTTCTTCAAGTTGTTTGGTTAGTCGATTAATTAGGTTCCTATGTAACTTACTAGAATCGTCCTGATCATTCTCAATACGAACTTCAAAATCAGCCATGCAATCTTTCAAGACTTTGCGTACGTATTCGAACACTTCGTTATATTCTACGGAACCAGTTTTACAGTGAACTTGATTATTACATACAAGTTTCGGTGGAGCATATTCTACGCCGTTTCTTGTGTAGGTGTTATAGCCTATTTTTGAACCGCATTTCTTACAAAACATTATTCCACTAAATGGATTCTTCAAAGTTAAATCTCGTCTGGTTCTATGACGTTTACCTCTTATTTCACGAGCTTTATAGAACTGCTCCTCTGATATTATTCCGTCATGCTTACCCTCGAACACAAGATATTCGTCTACTTTAGCTTTCGGACGAAGTTTCTTTATCTCTTGGTCTTCTATTATTTTCACAGTTTTTCGCCAATTCCAACGCGTGCAACCAATATAGTGGTGATTTTCGAGAATACTGAAAATTATACTCGGTTTCCAAATGCTACCGCCAGTTTTAGTCTTAGCACCCAAATCCTCTAATCTTCGACAAATAGCTGTAACACCAATGTCGTCATTACAATACCAGTTGAAAATCATACGAACCATATCAGCTTGATCTTTTCTCTCGATTAATGTGAAGTAAGATTTCTTACCATCAAATTTCTCTATACGATCAAAACCATAAGGAGCTACTGATCCAACGTAATTACCATCTTTAACACTGGCGAGTTTACCACGAGCCTGAATCTTCTTAAAATACTCGAGATATTCGTTACCTCGTTTGAGTTCCCTTTCAAAAGCATCTCTATCATATTCATCTCGTAAGTCATATATTTTCATAGGAGTGATTACGAAAGTATTTGTATATCGTAATAATCTTATGAGTCTACCAGCGTCTTCTAGATCACCACGACTTAAACGCTGCACATCAACCACGATTATAGCTTTAACTTCTGGATCCTCTATGTCTTTAAGCAAACGAGTAATCTCTGGACGTTCTTTAAGTGTCTCACCACTGCCAACTTCCATATATTTATTCTCTTCAGGTATAGGACCACCCAAATGTTTAATAGCATATTCTTCAATAATTTTACTATGTTTTTCTAAAGTCTCCTCTACGTTGAGTAAAGGGTCGTCCGTACGTGACTTCCTGCCATATTCTTTTGTTTCGTAGTTATAAAATGTTGGATATTCTCTATACATTTCCCTCTTCCTTTCAATTCTATGATGTATCACCGCGTTTATATTTAGGGCATCACCTCCTTTCACTAATTTAACAGTCCCTATTATGAAACTAAATGAGGAGTGATATTTATGTTATTTACAGAAATGACAGATGAAGACGAAGCAACTGCGTTCTATTTTGCAGCAGTGAATAGTATTGATGTTTCAAGGGCAACTGCGTTTGTTGTAAATCTTCACGATACTATTGTTTTAAGTTATAGCAAACGATGTATTTTTGATAAGGCAATTATTCCTTATGGCAGTTTAAATATTTTAAACGAATTAGAAAGTGGCTTAGAACCAAGTGCAATTTGTGAAAAAATTGCAGAAATTTTCACGCCAGAACTTAAAAAGATTGAATGGCTTGAAAAAATTGAACCAGAAAGCACTTTAATTGGACTAGGAAACGACTTTTTAAATGTTTGCAAACTAACTCGAAAGGTTACTAAATATCCATTAGAGCTTGAAAACGCTTATGTTTTAACTAAAGAGAATTTTGACAC